GATGTAACAGCTGGTGGTGGTGAAAAAAATCACGCTAACTGTCGCATAGAAAATGTCAGTTCTAATGGTAGAAGTATCACTATTAAGTGGTTAACTGAACCAACAGCAACTGATATTAATGGTTCATCTACTAATGTTCAATGCCAAGTTATTGGTACTTCTTTTGCAGAAGGTTCAGGTGCTCCTGATGTTTGGTCTCAAGAACTAGATGATGATTATGGGTATACCCAAATTTTCAAAACAGCTTGCGAAATGTCAAACACAGCTAGAGCAACTCAATATCGAGGATATGCTGATGAATGGGCAAGGATTTGGAACTTAAAACTAAGAGAACATAAAGTTGATATCGAAAGAAGTATGCTTTTTGGTCAACGTGCTAGTCAAGGTGGTATTTATTACTCTGAAGGTATTGTTGGTCATATTATGGCTACTGTTAGTGGTGCTAATGTAAAAGACACTGGTGACAATACTTCTGGTGGAGACCATCTAGAGTATAACGAAGGTCTAGCTTACCATAAAACGTATGCTACTGGAGAGTTTACTTATGACGCAATGTTGAAAGACTTTGAAGCTCTTTATGACCCAGCTCGTGGTGGTTCTAATGATAAATTAGCTTTAGCTGGATTACCAGTTATATCCTATTTTAATAAAATGGGTGCTGGTGGATTTATCGACCAAGCTACTACTGGAACTCAAGCACAGTATATGATTGAAAGAGCACAAGGCTCATTTGGTCATGATGTTATGAAGATTAATACTGTTCATGGTAATTTGGCACTTGTAAAAGAGCCTCTTTTCCGTGGAATATCTTCTAAGTTCTTAGCATTAGTTGATTTAGACCATGTTTCATACAGACCACTTGTTGGTAATGGTATTAATCGTGATACACATATTACGAGTAACGTTCAAAGTGGAGACGAGGATTTACGTAAAGACATGATTCTTACAGAAGCAGGTCTTGAAGTCTCTCTTCCAGAATCTCATGCTTTGTTAAACATAGAGGACGCATAATATGGCTAGAAGTGCTTTTTTAGAAGAAAATAGTAGTTCTTCTTATTCGCATAAGAAGAAAGTTGAAACACTCGTTGCTGCATACCAAATGCTAGAATCAGATAGTGGTAAGATATTTAAGTTAAATTCAGCTACTGAATTTGCTACTACCTTACCATCTCTTGCTGATGCTGGAATTGGTTGGTATTGCAAAATTGTCGTTGATGCTGCTCCTGCAAGTGCTAGTTATACAGTTGCAGAAAAAGCGTCTGCTGATACAAACGTTCTTATCATAAATGGTATTAACGAACTTGAAGTAGACACATCTGATGACGGAGTTTACAACGCTGGTTGTACTACAATAACATTTGCTGATGGAGTTGCTGTTCAAGGTGACTTTATTGACATTTGGTGTGATGGTAGTAATTTCTACGTATCAGGTCAAGCGAAAGCTGACGGTGGTATATCAGTTGCATAATCCGAATAAATAAGGATAACAGTATTTAACTGTGGGGGCTGTCAAAAAAAGGCAGCTCCCGAAATATTGGAAATAATTATGAAAAAATGTAAACATTGTGAAGAGCCAAACCTAGAAGGTTGGTTCTATTGTAAAACTTGTGGTAAAAAAGCTTCTGATAGCGTCTTTACTACAAATATGTATATGAGAACAGAAATTGGTAAAAGAACCGATATTGAGTTTGGAACTGAAAGTATGGATAAAAACATTGATTCTGCTATTAAAAATAGACAAAAATCAAATGCAAAATTTTGGAAAAATAAAAATAAAGAGTTTTTAAAGAAAAAAACTTTAAAATATGGGTAATAATAATGGCTACATTAAAAGTTAAAATACAAGAAGATGTAATACTTAATAATCAAGATTACGGTTCTAAGCGAGTATTAGAAATTGGAAGTATTGCTTCTATAGTAAAAAGAGTTGTTAATATAGGTACTGATGAAATTGGATTACTCGGATTTGGAGCAGCTTATAATACTGAATTATCTAAATCGTATTTATCTGGTCAGTTTGATGAAGACCTTGTTAGGTACATAAGAATTACAAATTTAGATACCACTAATCATATTGCATTGGTTTTAAAAAATGAAAACAATGATGAATTTGGTGTAAAAGTTGATAAAGGGTGCTCCTTTTTATATTGTTCTGATTTAGAAGGTGGAGTAAAAGATACTATGGACTCTAAAGGTGGAACTGAAGCCGGTGGAATAACTCCTAATTCATTTGGTGATTTAGTTGACATAACTTGTGCTGCTGATACAGCTGCTTGTGATGTTGAAGTTTTTGTAGCGAGTGCATAGTGGCAACTTTTCAAGCACAAGTAATGGCTTTAACAGGGATTAATATATCTAGTAGTGGTACAAATCCCACAGAAGCACAATTAACACAGTATTTAACAGATGGTGCAAAAGAAGTTATTAATCATCTACCTAAACACTTATTACCACTTTGTTCATCAGAGCAATCATTTACCTCAGGAACGCCAAACACATTAAATACTGGCAAGGTATTAAATGTATTTAGAAACGATGGAGATATTAAACAACCTTGTAGGCAAATAGATAGTTCTTACAAAGGTAGGGTTTTAGATTCTGATGACATGGATTACGCATCCGTGACAGACCCTGTATACTATATAGAAAACAATACTATGGATGTTATACCTAGTAGTGGTGCGGTAACTTATTCAGAAGTTCAACACCCAGCTGTTGTTTATAGTGCTGATAGTATATCAATATTTCCAGACGAAGCAGAATATTTAGTTCCTTTATATGCTTCCGTTAAATCTTTACAAAGTTTATTGGCAAATAAAAGTGGTAACGCAGATATTACATCAGCATTTGCTTTATTAAAAGCAGCTGTAGACCAAGCTGAAACTGCTGCTGATAAATTTGAATCAAACGATGAATCTGTTTTTGGAGATGAAGATACGTTTCTTACGACAAGCTCGCAATTAACAAGAGTTAAAGCAGCTTTAGACGATGCTGAAAATGTTATAAATGCAGATGAACCTTCTGCTACTACAGATGCTTATGGTGCTCAAGCAAACGAAGATATTGAACTTGTATCATCAGCTATAAATATAGCACAGTCAGAAATAAGAAGAGCTCAGGCACATTTACAAGAATGGGTAGCTATTGGAGATATGAGAGTAAAAGAAGTTAATGTTGCTTTATCTGAAGCTGATGGTTACGCAAAAGAAATACAATCAAGATTAGCTGTAGATAGCACTGAGTATTCTTGGTATGAAAAACAACAAGCTAAATTGCAATCAGATTATGATAAGGGTTTGTCTTTATTAAAGGGAGGGGCTAAGTAATGGCAGTACATAAGTTAAATGTAAAAAATATTTTAAGTATGGTTCGCCAAGTTTTTCCTAATATACCTGAAAGCTATTTAATAAGTCTTGTTAACGATGCTTTAGTTGAGATTGGTGTTTATAGTACAAAACAAATTCAAGCTAAGATAAGTACAGTAGCAGACCAAATGTGGTATAAAATAGGTGATGATGCAGAAGATTCAAGTGGGAATAAGCTTGAAGCTAATAAGATTTTTAGAGTAGATTTAATGGACAGTGAAGGCGATTATATTCAAATCCCAAGACTGTTAGATAAAAACATTTTATTAATGGATGCAGACTCTAATGAGGTTGCAATAACAGAACCGGATAGTAAGTAATGGCAAGTAGTATAACATACCCAGATTCCGCAGCAAGATATTTCATACAAGGTGATAAGTTAGCTTTGATAACCAATATTGATAGTTCTGGTGGAACAAGAACTGTTGCTCGTAAAAGTTTTAAAGCTATATCAGAGTCAGTTTCAAATGGATTATTAATTCATTTTTATGGAGACCCTAATAAAGTTAGAACTATAAATGATGATATAGACTTAGATAATAGCTTACATAAAGCAGTAGTTGATTATGTTAAGAAATGTTTATATATGGACAAAGCTGGTAGAATATTAGAACCGGGTATTGTTCAAACAGCTATGCAAATGTCGGCTATGCATGAAAAGAATTTTAAAGATTCCGTCGCAAGATTTGGGATGAAAAAAAGAAATAAAACTGGAGGCACTAGGGCAGTAGTCCCAGTAAATTTTAGATAACAGTTAAGTGCCTTAGTGGCGGTGGTGGTGGAATAAATAGGAGTCAACGATGGCTGGCTTACACGATTTTACAACAAAGGAAGTACTAAACAAGGTACTTCTAGATTCTTCAGGTGACGCAGTTGCCGCATTTTCACACACAACCCAAGAAGCGTTTAACGCTGTACTAGATACTACAAACAATAGACTGAACGTAGCCATTGAA